GGGTCAGACACACCGGGCGTAGTATCTAAATCATAGTACTTAACGATGGCATCACTTCCGCCGCTGTGCATCACCATTGTCTTGAGCATACGACAATGCCCACTGATGGCAACACCATCGGTGGTTACTTGTACTGCTCTAACTCCTAGCACAGCCATAACTGTTCTCCTTTAGAAGAAAGGGGGCCGAAGCCCCCTTCCGTTTAGGCGCAGTCAGCAACCAATGCCCACACGCGAACAACTGCTGCATCAGCAGCGTTCACAGTGATGACATCAATCGTATCAGCAGCGCTGTAGTATTTACCAGCACCATAGCCTACGAACGTGTTCGGAGTGCCTTCAGCGAGGGCAGCAGCCGAGCAGTAAGAAGCAACAGTGTTGGCGTTCACGCCATCCAACCAACCGTCAGCATCAGTACCATCACCGATGTCAACAGTCAGAGTGCCGCCTTCAGCAGTCACAACGTCCATACCAACCGCCATCACCAACGACTTGGCTGGGATACGGATGGCTTCAACGCCGTCACCTGCACCGATGGCAGCAGCGCCAGCAGCAGTACGAGCAGCAGAAATTGCTGCGAAATCAAGTTCAACCTCGTAACGGGTGACCTTGTGCAAACCCTCTGCGCGAGGAGCGGCTGAGCCTTTGTTGTAGCCCAACGATTCAGTAAGAATAGCCATGATAAATCTCCAAAAAAGTTACGAACGGGGGCCGAAGCCCCCGACCTTTACAGGGTGATAACAGCCTGAGTCAACGCTTCAGGTTTCACAACCTTGTAGCCATACACTTGCAGACCACGGATGATGTTGCCGAACGTGGTTTCAGAGCGGATGGTTTCCATGTTGGTCATTTGCGAAGCAAATGTGAAACCCATCTTGTGACCGCCGATAACGCTGAACTTACCAGAAGACACGTTCAGGTTGTGGCTCACATAGAGGGTGAAGCGGTCGATCATGCCGAGACGACCATTGCGCAGCGGAGTCATGCTGTCACCGGTCAAAGACGCATCCTTCAGGTCAGAACGCTTGATGTAACCAGCCATCTTAGCCGGGATAACCAAGAAACGATCTTGCTCAGGAGCGTTGGCTTCGTCAAGAACAGTACCCATATCAACGATCAAGTCGATGACGTTGGTTTTGTCGATGGCAAGAGCCGAACCGGTAGTGCCAAGGTCGATGTCACCAGAGATACGACCAGCAGTTGCGCCTTTGTTCAAGGCGGAAATGTCTGGAAGGATGTCGGTGAGAACGCGCTGGTCAATCTTGATCTTCATACGCTCGGAAGCGTCTTTAGACCATTGATCCATCAGGTTGATGTCCGACTGAACCTTGTCCACATCATCTTCGATACAGGCAAAATACTCGCCCTTGTCGATCACGAGTTGGAGTTTTGGCTTGTCAGGATTTTCAACCGACAGCGTTTGACCTTTGACATAGGTCTTGATGGTGATCTCAGGAGTGGTACGGATATTGACCGTATCACCGTGCTGACGAATCTCGCCTTCGTAATCAGTATTGGAAATAGCAGCCAACACAGTTGCGTCGTAGAAATTCTCGATCAGTTTGCCCGACCAGATTTCGGGAATGAAATTGCCGCTGTAGTTAGGGCGGCCACCTGCGTTAGGAAAAGACATGTTAGTTCTCCAAATTAAGCGTTAGCAACAATGCGCCCATCTCGCTGTGCAGCGAAGATGTCGCGTTCGATGCGGTCACGCTCAGCCTCTCGCCCTTTGTACTTACCCTGACGGACATCGTTGAAAAAGTCCTTAATGTCAGACGGAGAGTACTGGCGAGAAGTTTGACCAGTGGGTACGTTCGTGCCGCGTCCGCGACCCGGCGATACCTGCTTTTCAAGTTCTGAGGCAGACCGATTAGGTTGAGCATTAGCAGTCGATTGGTATCTACCAGTAGCTTGAGAGAATGTACTGAAGAAAGCCGCTACACGTTCCACATCGAGATTCTGCTGTGCCTGCTCTAGATACACTTGACGGTTCATTCCTGTCATCGGATCAACTTCTAGTAGCCAACTTTGGAAGTCAAGATCATTATTGATATGCTGCCAGTTGGGTACGAGATGTGACAACGAATTCCAGAAACGATCCTCAGCACTAAGTGCTTGTTGCTGAGCAACTCGCTGTACCTGAGGCACAACAGATGTGTTAAGGCTGGTAGCAATTTGGCTGATTGCGTTTTCAAGCGCAGCCAGCTTGCCGATCATAGGAACAAGTTCCTCTCTCGACACTTTGCGCATTACATCCAGCGACTCACCATACTCCTCTTTCTCTTTATCAGAGACGAGAATAGGAGCCTGCATACTCGCAGGAGCCTGAGATGGTGCGGCAGATAGAGACGAAAGCAACTGCTCCATCTGACTAACACGGGACTGCAACTCTCGATTAGTGGCGTGTAAGCGCGGAACTTCCGCGTTGTACATACCCTGAAGAGTTCGCCATTTCTGAGCATAAGTCTCAGAATTTGCGTCGTCATTGCTTTGCTCTGTACCTGACGACGGCGCAGCATTTTCAGTAGCAGCACTGTTGGCAGCAGGCGCTTCATTCTCAGCAGGCGTCCCAGCGTCGGGGGAAGGGTCATTAGACGATGGAGTATTCTCCGCGCCTTCGGTTCCCTCGCTGTTGAGTTGCTTGTAGAGTTCCTGAACGGCCTCAGTCTGTTTACGAATTTGCTCTGGTAATGCCATGATGTACGCTCCTATCGGTGTGCGTTAAAAGAATTTTGGGGCGAGGATGAATCCTTTGCCGCCAGATCAGGGGCATCTTTGACGAGTTTGTAAATCTCGCCCAATACCTGACACCGCCCCTGTTGGAGTGCCGGGTTGTTTACTGCCTGCGGCAGTTGTTCTAGCTCGTGCATACGCCAGTCTTTCAGAAAGTCCAGAATCTCTGGATACTGTCTGACTGTGACAGCGAACGCTTTGATAACTTTTGGATCGGGGCGGATCATGCTGCCCCCGTCTGTTTATTCGAAACTACATTACCCTCTGCTCCGCCCTTAGGCGCACCATCAGGCTGCGTAGGAGTAGACGTAGCGCCTTTAGCTTGCGACATAGCAAGCCGCGCCTGCGTACGCGATTCAAAAAGAGCTTTCTCTTTGGACGGAATAAGCTCGTCCACTGGCATCTGAAGTCCCTTAGCCACTTCGCGCAGCACTGCCGCACGCCCATCTTTACCCATGATCTCCATGTCGATCTGGTTGGCAGTAGCAGTTAGGAACTCGATACGGCGAACATTCATCTGCTCTTTGTTCGCAAGGTTAATTGCTCCACGCGGCATGATGTCGAGGTCACCCTTGATGGATTCATCCTCGTCGTACCGCATGTTGTAGATGTACTGTCTCTCAACGATAGGCTTAATCACATCCGAATCAATGTGCATCACCACTTGCCGGATGCCCTTACCAGCCGACCCCATCAGCATGGACAGTCCAGATGATGTGCGACCTGCGCCCTGTACATTGAGGTCACCGTATAGATATGCGGGAATACCCGAATGGTCGTCAGCCAGTCGGCTGAACTTATCGTAAACAGCGACAAGCGTATTCGCGTTGTCCTCAGGCTGTGAGAAACGCACCGCTGGTGCGCTCGACCCAGCCGGATCGTTCATTACCTGCCAGATTTTCCACGGAGAGATTTGAGTAATATCTTCGTTTGCCGGGAGACGTTCGAGATTAACTTCGACTTGAGGGCCACTAGCGATGCCCATGTTGTTGACAAGTGCCCGCGCAGCCGCGTTACATACGTTCTGAATATCTTCAATAATCTCTGGTATGCCTTTACCCCAGAACGCACCGGGGCACTTGATAAAAGACGTTTTAGCATAAGGCTTCTCCCCTAACGGATCGTAGTTTAGGACAGCCTTAATGACATAGTTACCTACTACCCAGACGTTTGCATCGTACTCTTTTGCTGAGTCAGGAACCTCATCTTCGGTCATCCCCCACTCCTGCAACATCTTGCCGGAGACTTTACCCCAGAACTCAAGGGCGTCAAAGATTTCAGTCGGACGCATTTCCGTATGGTATTTACGCTCCTCCTGTTCCTTGATTAGCTCGACATCTTGGTTGATCCAAGACTGTCCATTACCGATCTCAAGTACTTTACGAATAGCGTCGTCGTCATAACCCGGCACACCGATCAGGTCTGCCAGTTCCATACGAGTCAGGGGGTGATGCTCAAAGATGTAGCCCTCATGGACATTGGAAATGCCCGGCTCAGGAAAAATACGGAAGGGATCAACACGCTCGAACTCCGGCGCAATCCGGTCAACAGGCAGGGCTGTAGTACGGCCTTGCTCGTCTTTACCCCAGCCTAGCGCACGCTGACGGCGTACCACTGGCCCTTTGATGAAGGCTGCTGGGAATGTGACCAGATCGGTGATGAAATCGTTGAACGCCTCAGCCCAGCCACCTTGAGCAAACTGATCGCTGATACGATGCTTCATACGATCAGCGCGGTTCTGAGCCTCTTGCAGTACACGGAAGCGGAAATCTTGCGAAATCATTTCGCGCAGTTCAGCCATCTCCTGCTGCGAGGGCGCACGATCTTGTGCTTCGATGATCTTCATGACCTGATCGTAGAAAATCTTTTCTACCTCAGCCTTTTGTGCGGGCTGCAAATCAGGGATCGGAGTTGGCTGTGCATCCCACGGAGGAGTGCCAGTATCTAGGAGGATGTCCCTGAGCCAAGACTCCGCTGCGCGGCACTTGACTTCGGTAATCATCATGAACACTTCAGACCCGCCTTGTTTACGGATCGCTGTCAATTTATCTGCTTCGTACTCGCCGTTACGCTGGCGCATAGCCCTTAGCATCTTCTGCTCAATGGGCTTCTTAGCAATACGCGCTGCGTCCCAACACTGCCGCAAGTAATCGGAGATACCCAGAATAAAGGGCGTGTTCTGGCGGTCAGCCAGTTCTCTTTCGAGCTGCTCCTTTTCGGCTTTTACAAGTTGGTCGTTCGAGACGACCCGCAGTATTGAGAGGCCAGCCATCAAGATTCCTTCTTGTACTTAAACAGATCGCGCTTACCGACTAGCTTTCTGGGTGTAATGTCGGTGGCTCCTAGCTCTGCGACTCGTGGTTTAGGAGCTTCAGGCTCAGGCATCGGTTCTTCTTCAGGAACGTACCCACCCTCCGCATAGCCTTTAGCTTGCGGGCGGTATGGCTTGCCCATCTTCGGGTTATCCGAGTAGCAAGTCGAGGGTTTTCCTTTTCCGTTCATATGCTCCTCCTACTACATATTGTAGTGTAGGTCTAGCAGGAAGTATATACGGGTGTCAAAGAAAAAAGAACCCCCGGATTTCTCGACGGGGGTAAAGCCGCTGGAAGGGAACAGCGGGGCGAAGGAGAAATAAAACGACAACTATGTCCACCCCACCGCCGACGCTGGCTTGATTTCCCGCCGCTGGGCGAGCATCTGACCCCCACCGGTAGTGATATGGAGCATGAGATATTGTAACGCTTCGGCAACATGAGAGTGTTTGTTTTTCTCAATATCCATGTCGCCACGGGGTTTATACCTATAGCCCCCCATCATGGCGGCTTTGAGTTGAGTGCAGCCGGGATCGACAATGAACGCTGGATCGCCGTCAACCTGACGCATCAGGTATTCGTCCACCGCGTTGATTCGCGCCGAGACATTATTCGTCTTAGCCGGGATAACCCGCAGATTCTCCGCCTTAATGATGTCCACAGCAGAACGCTCATCCGTCTGCGCCCGCTGAACACCCGCCGGATCAGTAACCACCAATATGGGCGCACCGGGGAACCTCTCGTAAAGTAAGGGCTTTAAGACGGTTCGGACAAATCGTTGGACACCCATGTCAAAACTGACCGCTTCCGCCAGCACGAGGGCACGGCCTCTGGCATCTTGTTGCCCGATGACGGCGGCTGGGGTAAGCCCCAAGTCCATCCCGATAACAATGGGTCGAACCCCATTGTTGATATAGCGAAGTTTCTGCTTAGCCATATGGTAGTCAGGCCGGAAATACTTGTACACCGGCATACCAGCCGAGGACAGTCCATACTCGCCGTCGATGTAAACTCGGATGTATTCTTCGGAACGACCCTGAGTGTCGTAGTACCCCTCTGGTAAGTTCTCGACGTTTTCTGCGTAGATGCTACGACCCGAAGGTTGCTTGAATACATCCCATCCGTTGTCATTGGGCGATACTCCGTCCTTGGGATCGAGTCCTTCCATCTGATAATACCACCAAGTATCCATGGTGGGAGGGTTAGTATCGCCCCACATACCGTGCCAAGTCGGGCCACCATCCTTGGCTGAAGGAAAACGACCGATACGTTTGGACATTGCGTCCACAATATCCGGGTGGATGTCCCGGCACTCGTTGAACCACGCGAATGTCAATTCCAGCGAGTTCAAGTTGGCTACATCGTCCGCATCGTCCAGCGCACGGAACATAATCTCGCACTCTACGTCCCCCACTTTAAAGAAATAGGTCTTGGTGGTACGCATATAGTCGCCGCATACCCCCGGTGGGAACCAGTCGAGGAAAGTTTTGATCGTTGTATCCTGCAACTGACGGGCAGTTTCACGGACAATCGCCGCTCGCGTCTTGCGAATCCCCTGCGCGTTGGGTTTTTGCATGGAAGCACGGCGGACAATCTCAAAAGATGAAGTCACGGACTTGCCAGAGCCGACCGGCCCCATCAAAACGCGCATTTTCGCGTTCGACTCCATGAACTTTGCCCCCGTAGGTGGGGGTGTGTAGTCAATATCGAGTGCCATTACGGACGATCCGGGAAAATTCCCTCGACACAGATGATTTTGCTGGGCTGCCCGATCTCCCAACCATGGACTTTCGTGCCATGCTCGTTTGTCGGACGCCAATCGGGTAGTTTGAAGTTATTGACACCATCGCCGCCGTAGGTTGTACCAATAATGGCGAACAACGGGGTGAAATCTCGGATGTTTATGGTCTGTCCGTCACACGATGCCCAATGTCTTGGTGCAAACTGCCCCGCAAACTCTCGTACTTCTCCAATATAGCCTTCCATATCGCCCTCCTTAGGTCAGTGGTTCCACAAGCATAACCACAAACTCGCGCCCGCGCTTCTTATGCTTGGAGATTTTAGTCTTGAAAGAAGCTCCCGCCTCCCTTAGACCGGTTGTAAAGTTATGATACTCAGCGGAACTGGTGAAAATTGCGGCCTTGAAGCCATCGTAAGTCTGATTAAGCCTGTTGGCTATGCTCAATGGTAGCGACATCCGTCACCTCGTTTGTGGATTCAGCCTCAATAACCTGCATCTCGTGATCTTTACCACCCAAATTGATGGTGATTCGCACACCGCCAGCACTATTGTCGGTCTGAATGTCGCCCTTCGGCTCCAACCCAGCCCACTTTACGGTCGATTTGATGAGATCAGCCTTCACCGCCGGGCTTACGCCGGGGTCGTGGATCAACATATAAGATGTTGTCAGGAGTTCTTCAGCCTGTGCGCGGGCCTTTAGGCGGAATGTCAACCCTTTTTCCTTGATCTCGGACTGGTAGTGTTCCACTTTTTTCAGGAACACCGGGTCTTTGTTGAACTCAAGGATGTCTGCGGCGGCAATTTTGTGCCGTGCGACTACTTCCTGCAACGATTCTCCGCTGCCTTCAAGCATCAGCGCGACATCAAAGGCCAGTCGGTCTGACCATTTCGTGAGTTGTAGAGGGAGAGTATCCATGCGCCGACTATATCACAGCAACTTACGGCAGTGTCAATAGGGGGTATATAGATATTAGGAAGATTAGGCGGCGGGGCTAACTTTACACGATGCTTTTTTGGGGTCTTGTTTTGAGAGGTTTACTACACATGGGGGGCGGCTCGAATCGCCAGTCCATGTGCCCCCCTCCCTGCCAGTCCGAATCGACTGCGACCGACCGCGACCGCTCGACCGACCGCGACCGCAAAGCCCTAGCATTTGCTGGTAACTTGACACTTTCGTCAGGTTCTGCGAGTCTGAAATTGTCGATGCAAGACAGCACCGACAGAGCAGGCGAGTTGCCTAGCTCACCTGTTCTTTGACAATTAGGCATGGAGAAATGAAATGACTAATGTCATGGATCGTCCGACACACGTACGTGTCATCGTCGCCCCTAAAGCAGGGTACTTGAAACTTGAGGGCTGCGCTGCTGATGCCACTGGCACAGTGTTCAAAGCCGATCAACACAAGGAAGTTTACAACTTCATGGTGAAGAAAGGCAAAGAACTCAAGCGCGAAGTCAAGGTTTGGATTCAGTCTGCTGGTGCAAAAACACCAGAGATTAAATTCAACAAGTGGGATCAGAAACCTTACATGGCTCTGATCGACGACACACAACCCAAAGCATCCGCTAAGGTTGTGTTGTAAGTAAGAGACCCCAGCCGGTAACCCCGGCTGGGTTTTCCTAAACTCTCTGGAGATAAAGATGAAAGAGACTATGCAAAAACCGTGGCTCACGGAACTAGAGCAAAAACTGGCAGACCGTGTAGAGCAGCAAAACCTGTACTTTACACAGACTAGCAAGTTCATCCGCAGGGAATGGGATATTGAGTTCAAACAACTCAAAGACCAGAACTGCCACGGTATCAACCAGCGGTACTAACCACAGGGAGGGCAGACGCCCTCCCTACTTTCAGGAGAATGAAATGGAAAAGATCATGGAAATCACATTCGCCATCATCGGCACAATACTGACCACAGTTGCACTGATTCAGTTAGTACCCGAAGGGATGTGGCTCTCACTGGCAGCACTGGTGATTGGCCCACAGATGATAGCGATGGCGATACGATCAGCAAGAGACTAACCACAGCCCGGCGAAAGCCGGGTTTTTTATTGCCTGCGTTTTTCTTTTGTATATATAAAACACCATACGTCGGGGGTATATAGCACGCTATGCGGCATAACTAGACATGAATGGGGGTAAAAGCGTAGCAATGCAGCAACTATCTAACTCAGATTTTCCATGGCCCGAACTATATAGCAGTTTTAGATACCTCAACTTTACACTTTACATGTCAAGTTACTAGTGTTTCCAAGGGAATCCAAGGGATTGACTCTCTATATCTATCTAACTATCTAGAATATATAGATAAAAAGGGTACTGTTTGATTCCACTTTCGATGATTCTGATTTTTAATTTTTGCGAACAATAATTGTAGTACCCCATCATCTCAAAAAACATAGATAGTTTAGATAGTTGCCCCAAAACCCGCATGAATACTAAGTTTTCCCTATCTCGTACAGTTAGATAATCTACCTAAACTTGACACTTCATCTAGATAGTTGTATATAAACCTTACATCTGATGGTCACAACAGTAGCTCCATTCACCTTACTTCTTACTTTGAAGTGTCGAAACTTGACACTCGGCTCGGCTTCGGCGAGACTGGGTTTGTCCCGAAAGGGCAAGCCGTTAATGACATTACGTCATTAACTTTACATTTACTTTCATGGAGATAATGAAATGAAAAAAGAGAAGCCAACACATGTAAACGTCATCCTTCGTCCTAAGGCAGGTGATATTGCCATTGAGGGTGTATGGAAAGCTGATGGTACAGCGTCATCTGACGGTAAGTTTAGCGTTGATGATGCCAAGGTTATCTACGATTACATGGTTCTGAAGGGTAAGGAACTGAAGAAGAAGTTGCATACATGGTCACCTAAGGAAGGTGCAGGTAGTGTACCTGTCATCAAGTTCAACAAGTATGACAATGCACCGTATGTTGCATTGGTCAGCAGTGCAGAAGCATCTCGTCAGCCTAGTGCAGTCAAGATTGTTCTGTAATCCGTGGGACGGTAGCAATACCGTCCCTTTTTTCGTTTGTTCATGGAGATATGAAATGACACAACTTTACATTGATGACACCACTGGTGCATTGAAGATTCAATTTGACCTCGTTGATGAGATGCAATGGGAAGATAAGGCTGAGGCTGAGGGGTTGTTTGTCCCATTGGAACTCGTTGGATTGGAGGAAGATGCAGGTCACAACCATGGTTATCACCATGGCAAGGGCAGCAATGGCAGCATCTATGAGTACACCGAATGGTTCTATGACGGTGACGATTCAGCGTTCTCTGTTGCGTAATAGGTGAGCATCATGGCAAGGATTCCGAACCGTGATGCTCGACTCTATGTCGAGCAACGTAAGCCCTTTGAGGGTTCAAACATATGGGGTGTATGGCAGAAGTCCACTCTGGTCGAGGATGGGTCAGAGTTCTATGTCGTGTACAGTTTCGGTCATCATTTCCCCATGTATGTGTGGTCAGAGGGGGTATGGTTTGAGAATGAGGACAGGTTCAGCCGTACTACATCCAAGCATCAGACCCAATGCCGCCCATCACGTACCACTATCCTGCTATCAACGGCATGGATGAAAAAACTAGCCACCCTTGGGTATAGGGGGATAGCAGGACAGCGTGTACTCACAGGAGAACCAGCCTAATGGAAGATTACCACTTACCAATATGCACCAACTGCTATGCAGTCAGAGTCGAGCCACATCGCCGCAATATGACAAGACCAACATGTATGGCATGTGGGGAGAAACTTGCCAAGCAGCGTAAGTTTACGGTGGCATGTAGCAACAAGCAGGGGTACGAGTTGATTACCAACATTGACTACCTCAAACAACTTAACCCAAAAAGGACAATGTAATGTTCCATAAACCTAGACGATCATTACCGAAAGTATTTACCGCCATTGGTACATTCATTGCCTTGGCGGTATTTGTAGGGCTTCTCGCCGCCATGATTCTTGAGTGGATGGTGGGGTGTGGGGAAACCTATGTCGATTCCAAAGGGGTACGGCATAGGTATGAGTGTGTGTTCTTAACTATACATAATGAAGGGGTAAAGAAATGAAACGTCTGTTCACGCTACGGCATGGCAGAGGTGGAGCCATGGTTCATGTCCTGACATCGGACAACCGCATCGAACCTGTCCACTTTGGCAACAAGATGATAGCCAAGCAAGCCCGTAATAGCGGCAATGGCTTGGTGGTATCCAAGGGTTATGACCATGACAAATTCAAAGGAGCAAGATAATGCGAGCCGCGACACTTAAAGCAACCATCAAGTCACTATTCCCCATTCAGCGTACGATCTGCATTGAAGGCAGTCGGGGGGGTGGCAAGACAACCATCGTCCATGAAGTTGCCAAGGAGATGGATGTACCCTGCATCGAGCGGCATATGCCAACCATGTTGGTCGAGGACTTCGGCATCCTGTTCCCTGATGGTGATGACCAACTGAAGTACAAGCTGCCTGATTGGTTCCCCATCAAGGGTAAAGCCCCTGAACGTGGCATCTTGCTGTTCGATGACCGCAACCAAGCCAATGCAGATTTGCAGAAGGTGCTTGCCAACATATGCCAAGCCCGAACATTACACGGCACACCGATGCCTGATGGATGGATGGTTATCTCGACAGGCAATCGTCAAGCTGACAGAGCAGGTGCTAACCGAGTACTTGGACATCTTCGCAATCGTGAGACTGTCTATGAACTTGACACACACCTTGATGACTGGACATCATGGGCTATTGACAACGGTGTCAAGCCTGAGGTTGTGGCGTTCATTCGCTTTCGTCCCAACTTGTTGCATGATTACGATCCACAGCGTGACCAGAACGCTACGCCTCGTTCATGGGTTGAGGGTGTATCCGATGTGCTTGGTACTGTCCCTGCCGAGGCAGAGTATGAGTCATTCAAGGGTGCAGTAGGGGAAGGTGCGGCGGCAGAGTTCGTTGGCTTCGTAAAAATCTTCCGTACTCTGCCCAACCCTGACGCTATATTGCTCAACCCAACTACCTCAGATGTACCGAAAGACCCTGCAACATTGTATGCCTTGAGTGGTGCATTGGCTGACCGTGCTACCGAGGCAAACATGGAGCGAGTATGTACCTATGCTGAACGTATGGGTGGTGACTTCTCTGTTCTGACCATCTCATATGCTGCTCGTAAGAAGCCTGAGTTGACCAACACGCAAGCATTTACGAAGTGGTCGTTGGCACATCAGGACATCCTGTTCTAACCACCGAGGGGCAATGCCCCTCATTCAACAACATCATGGAGGAATGAAATGAATCTATCTGACCGCGCATTACTGGTGCAACTGTCCATCTCCCAATGGACTGCCCGTAAGTATGACAAGAAGGCAACCCAAGAAGTTGCCGTTACCTTCAATACATCGAAGGACGCAGGACGCTACAACAAGTCGTTGCTACCCATGAACGACTACCTTGACCGTGTGCATAAGAAAACCACCCATATCCGTGAGAAGTTCTACAAGAACACGCTGCCATGGGGTATCGAAGGCACGATGATGTTGCCCACTACCAACTACCTTGCGTTCATGACTGAGTTCCGTAAGGAAAAGAACGAGTGGCTGACCTTGGTGGATGACTTTGTTGACGAGTATCCAAGGCTTCAGATGGATGCACAACGAGTACTTGGTGGGTTGTATGCTGACTCAGACTATCCAACTCCTGACGCTATTGCCCGTAAGTTCAACATCGACATGGCGGTATTCCCTGTACCCACTACTGACTTCCGTTGTCAGATAGCGAGCGATGAGTTGACACGTATCCAACAGGATGTTGAGGCACGGGTAGCCAATGCTCAGGCTACTGCCATGAACGAGGTATGGCAGCGTATGTTTGATAAGGTCAAGCATATGGCTGAGAAGTTGGCTGACCCCAAGGCAATCTTCCGTGATACCTTGGTGGATAACCTGAAAGACCAGTGTGCCATGTTGTCTCGACTGAACTTCATGGATGACCCGAACCTTGAAGCCTTACGGCAACAAGTTGAAGGAACACTTGCATCGCATCACCCAGATGCTTTGCGTAATGACCCTGACCTTCGCCGTGATACTGCGGCAGAAGCCAAAGCAATCATGGACAAAATGTCCGTCTTTATGGGAGCCTAATATGACTAGCGTAATGCCTACATCTGTCGTGCGTAATACCAAGTACGCCGATATGACACCGTTGACTGATGCTCAGAAGGCGGTGCAACACAAGCGAATCATCAAGGCACGTACTGCCTTGGTGTTGGAGCATCCGTTCATCGGTTCCATTGCATTGAACTTGCCATTCAGTTTCGATGACAAGATTCCTACTGCGGCAACCAATGGCAAGAACATCAAGTACAACCCTCGCTTTGTCGAGTCATTGACCGATGAGGAAGTGAAGTTCTTGGTTGCTCATGAGTGCTTTCACCCTATGTTGGAACACAACTTCCGGCGTGGTGGGCGTCATCCTCGCAAGTGGAACCAAGCAGGTGACTATGTAATCAATCAGCTATTGACTGACGATAGCATCGGCAAGATGCCTCAGGGCGGTTTACTTGACCCTCGTCTACACCAAGCAGGTGGCGGTACTACCGATGGTATCTACAACTTACTGCCTGAACCTGATGATGGTGGGGATGGTGGTGACCCAATGGATGACTGCGAAGATGGTGATGGTTCACCTGCCGAGAAGGAACAACAAGCGGCAGAGTGGAAGGTCAAGGTAGCCCAAGCAGCACAAGCGGCGAAGATGATGGGCAAGATGTCGGCAGGTCTTGAGCGTCTTGTCACCGAGGTATTACAGCCTAAGGTTGATTGGCGTGACGTATGGTATCGGTTCTTCCAACGATGCAAGGATGACACACGTTCATATGCTAGACCCAACCGTAGGTTCCTTGCACAAGGAATGTATCTGCCTAGTGCCTCAGGTGAAACCCTTGGTGAGGTACTGTTCGCCATTGACTGCTCAGGTTCCATTAACCAACAAACCATTGACCAATTTGCGGCAGAGATTCGTATTACTAAGGACGACTTCAATCCTGCTGCTATTCATCTTGTGTACTTTGATAGCGAGGTATCACACTATGAACGGTTCGGTCGTGACGATGACCTGCATGTCGAGCCTCATGGCGGTGGTGGTACTGACTTTGCACCT